TATAGTAATGAAAAGGCCCAACAAGCACTGAAAATTCTAACAAAAGACCAAATTAATTATATTAAATCTAAACTTGATGTTGGAGGCAAAAGATGAGTACCTTTGTTGAACCAGAAGTCAATTGGTCGCAGGACCAAATGGTGGAAGTGGTTCTGAATGAACCAGATGATTTTCTGAAAGTCCGTGAGACGCTCACTCGTATCGGTGTTGCCTCGCGCAAGGAAAAGAAAATTTACCAGTCCTGTCATATTCTTCATAAACAGGGTCGTTACTATATTGTTCACTTTAAAGAGTTGTTTGCTCTTGACGGCAAACACGCAAATCTAACGGTGAATGATGTTCAGAGACGCAATAGAATCATTAACCTAATTTCTGATTGGGGTCTAGTCACTATTGTAAAACCTGATTCAGTTACTGATGTAGCTCCTCTCAATCAGATCAAAGTTCTTTCTTACAAGGATAAGGGAGATTGGATTCTTGAGAGTAAGTATAATATTGGTAAGAAAAAGAAAGTAGAAGACTGATATATTCGGAATACTCTACAAGAGAGGATCGGTTTCACACCCTTCCTCTTTTTTAATATCTTGATATATAATAACGATGGGATGGGTTATCCTACCACCCATACGCTAAAGCGGAGTCCTTGGATCCGTAATTCAAACTAACAGACGCTTAAGGAGGTCTATCATGTTACTCGCTAAGTACAACACGGCTAACATTGACAAATTTTTAAATGATATTGAAAAATATAGTATTGGTATGGATGAATGGTTCAACCGTTTGGGAACGGTTCATGAAACATCAACAAACTATCCACCATACAATTTGATTAAGGAGAGTGAAACTGAGTTTCGTCTAGAGATTGCTCTCGCAGGATATAAAAAAGAAGATATTGAAGTTTTCACTGAATGGAATAAACTCTTCGTTGAAGCGAAAAAGGCGGAAACTTCCGAACTAGGGGAATATCTTCACAATGGTCTTGCGAAGAGAGCCTTTACGAGAACTTGGACACTATCTGACGATGTTAAAGTTTCTGATGTCAAGTTTGAGAATGGATTACTCCACGTCAAACTAAATAGGATTATTCCTGAACATCAGAAACGTAAGGTGTATGAAATCCTTTAAGCAATTTATGTCCGAAGCGGAAGGAGATTTCGGATCACCTGCCCCAAAACCAAAAGTAAAGTGTTATAAGGTAATTAAATATGCCATGGCACCTGGAGGTAAGGCATGTGCTAAGAGATCTTCTTCAAGTGCAGGCGGTGGTGGTAATGGTGACTAAATATATTTGAATATCGTCGGCGCTATGCCACGGGAGGTAACTGGCAAAATCCAGTTGACACCTCCCTTTTTTTGTGTTATCGTAATAGGAGGTATGGAGTAATCATGGCTGTCAAATTAGCTATATTAAAATCTGGAGAGAATGTAATTGCTGATATTAAGGAGTTTGTTAATGAAAAGGAAGAAGTAATTTCATTAATTTTTTCAAATCCTTATGTAGTTAAATTATTAACTCCAGAATTATTGATGGAAAATAGTTTAACTATTAATAATGAAGTTGAACATAAGGTTTCTTTTTATCCATGGATGGTATTGTCACAAGATAAGACCATTGCAGTCGATCCCCAATGGGTCATCAGTATTGTAAATCCCCACGAGTGGATTAAATCTTCTTATGAAGAAAAAATGAATTTGAGTGTAGAAGGTCATAAATCCGAACCAGTCAAAGAAGACAATGTTCAATTAATAGAAAATTTTGAAGTAATTACGGAAGAAAAAGATGGATGATGTACAAGTTATTGTTTTAGTTAACGGAACAATCTTAATTTCAAGAATTGCTGCAATGGTATCTGAACTTGGAGAACCAGATTGCAAATTGATTAATCCATATCAAATTGTTGAAGGAAGATTAACCCCATGGTTATCTGAGTTGACTGATGCAACTGATGCAATTATGATATCTTCGGATAAAATTTTAACTTTGGTTGACCCCAAAGAACAATTACTTAATGATTATTTGACTCTTACTCAATGAAATTTTATACAAATGTCTTTCTTCTTGGTAATGATATCCTTGTCCGAGGTTATGAAAATGGAAAACATTTTACAATAAAAGAAGAGTTCTATCCAACATTTTATGTTCCTTCAAAAAAGAAAAGTGAATATAAAACTCTGGATGGTCAGGCTGTAGAACCAATTCGCCCTGGAACAATTAGAGATTGCAAAGATTTTCTTGAGAAGTATTCTGGTGTTGATGGATTCCGCGTGTACGGAAATGACAGATTCATTTATCAGTATATTGCGGAAAAATATCCAGAAGATGAGATTAAGTTTGATATTAATAAAATCAAACTTGTTACGATTGACATTGAGGTTGCTGCTGAAAGTGGGTTCCCCGATGTTTTTAATTGTGCTGAAGAACTTCTCCTAGTTACAGTTCAGGACTATAATACTAAACAAATTACTACGTTTGGTTCTCGTCCTGCCAAGGTCACGCAGGAGAATGTAAATTACATTTATTGTAAGGATGAGTATGCTCTTATCGGTTCTTTTATGGATTGGTGGCAGAGTAATACTCCAGAGGTTATTACTGGTTGGAACTGCGAACTTTATGACCTTCCTTATCTTGTAGGTCGTATTTCCCGATTGATGGGTGAGAAGGCTGCGAAAAAACTTTCTCCTTGGAATATTGTTCGTGTCAATGAAGTTACGATCTCTGGTCGCAAACAACTTAGTGTTGACATTGCAGGTGTTTCTATCATTGATTATCTAGATCTTTACAAGAAATCTCCCGCAACTCCTAATCAGGAAAGCTACCGACTGGATCATATTGCGTTCATGGAGTTGGGTCAAAACAAGTTGGATCACTCTGAGTATGATACTTTCCGTGACTTCTATTCTAATAACTGGCAGAAGTTTGTAGAATACAACATCGTTGACGTGGAATTGGTAGACCGACTTGAGGATAAACTTAAGTTGATTGACCTCTGTTTCACCCGTGCTTTTGACGCAAAGGTAAACTTCAATGATATTGCATATCAGGTCCGCACTTGGGATGCAATCATCTACAACTACCTTCTCAAGAAAAAGATTGTGATTCCTCAAAAGGAACGTAACACTAAAGATGAGAAGTATGCTGGTGCATATGTTAAAGAACCTATTCCTGGTTCTTATGATTGGGTTGTTAACTTTGACCTTAACTCCCTATACCCACATTTGATTATGCAATACAACATTTCGCCAGAAACTCTTCTTGATACTCGTCATCCTAGTGTAACTGTAGATAAAGTTCTGAAGAAAGAACTTACGTTTGAAATGTACAAGGATTACGCAGTTTGTGCCAATGGTGCAATGTATCGTAAAGATATTCGTGGGTTTCTTCCAGAACTCATGGAGAAGATGTATAACGAACGAGTCATCTTTAAGAAGAAGATGATTGAAGCAAAGAAAGCTTACGAGAAAACTCCAACTAAAGAATTGGAGAAAGAGATTTCTCGTTGTGATAACATTCAGATGGCTAAAAAGATTGCACTAAACTCTGCTTATGGTGCCATCGGTAATCAGTATTTCCGTTATTATAAACTTGCAAACGCTGAAGCTATTACTTTGAGTGGTCAAGTTGCAATCCAATGGATTGAGGAGAAGATGAACTCCTATATGAATAAGGTTCTCAAAACAGAGGGTGTTGATTATGTCATTGCTATGGATACTGACTCCATTTATATTAATATGGGTCCTTTTGTTGACGCTGTATTCAAAGGGAGAGAGAAAACTACTGATGAAGTTGTCAGTTTCCTTGATAAGGTGTGTAATCTGGAACTTGAGAAGTATATTGAAGGTTCTTACCAAGAACTGGCCGACTACTTGAATGCATATGATCAAAAGATGTACATGAAACGCGAAAATATCGCAGAACGTGGCATCTGGACTGGTAAAAAACGTTACATTCTTCGTGTTTGGGATTCTGAGGGTGTTCGTTACGAGAAACCCAAATTGAAAATGATGGGTATTGAAGCGATTAAAACTTCAACTCCTGCACCTTGCCGCAAAATGATTAAAGATGCAATTGATCTTATCATGACTAAAGGTGAGGATGATGTGATTGATTTCATCGAAAATTCCCGTAAAGAATTTAAATCACTGAAACCCGAAGAGATTGCATTTCCTCGTAGTGTATCTGAGATTAATAAGTGGGTTTCCAAAAGTACAATGTATAATAAGGGAGTTCCTTTTCACGTTAGGGGTGCAATTCTTTATAATCACTATACAAAGAAAGCCGGATTGGATAAAAAATATCCAGCAATTCAGAGTGGAGAAAAGATCAAATTCTTATATTTGAAGATTCCCAATCCTATTCAAGAAAATGTAATGGCATTTATTCAAGATTTTCCCAGAGAACTTGAATTGGATAAGTATATTGATTATGATACTCAGTTTAATAAATCATTTGTAGAACCTATGAAAATTATTCTTGATTCTATTGGATGGTCTGTTGAAAAATCTGTTAGTTTAGATAGTTTTTTCTCATGAGTAAATATGTAGTGGTTTGGGCTGAACCTGGAGAGTTATCCCCAGTTAAAAACAGAAAATTATTTGAATCACCTTCTTCTGCTTATTGGTTTGCAAATGAACTGAAAAAGAGGTATAATTGGGTGATATGTACTGAGTCAAAAAATTTGGAGGAGTGAATGGATCTGCCTATTAATGATGATGAACTGAATACTATTATTAGTGCCATGACTATGGGTGGTAATACGGCACTATATCAAAAACTTAAACTTGTAAAGGAATTGCGTGAACAAGGACTTCCTTACAAAAAAATTCTTCGTGAACAATATGGGATGGTAGCCTGATGGATTTTCTTAAAGATATTGTAAAAGAGATTGGTGGTGAGTACACACAACTTGCTGCTGATATTGACGAGACTGAGACTTATGTTGATACGGGTTCATACATTTTTAATGCACTGGTTTCAGGTAGTATATTTGGTGGTGTATCTGGGAATAAGATTACTGCTATTGCTGGAGAGTCTTCTACTGGAAAGACTTTTTTCTCTCTCGCCGTGGTTAAGAACTTTCTTGATTCTAATCCCGATGGTTACTGCCTCTATTTTGACACTGAGGCTGCTATTAATAAGTCCCTACTTGAATCTAGGGGTATCGATCTCAGTAGGCTAGTAGTTGTAAATGTTGTCACCATCGAGGACTTCCGTGGTAAAGCGCTCAAAGCGGTAGATCTATACTTAAAAAAACCTGTAGAAGAACGCAAACCTTGTATGTTTGTGTTAGACTCATTAGGAATGCTTTCCACTGAGAAAGAGATCACAGACGCACTCAACGACAAACAAGTTCGGGACATGACCAAATCTCAATTGGTCAAAGGTGCATTCAGGATGATTACTCTGAAACTTGGACAAGCTAATATTCCAATGTTAGTTACAAATCATACTTACGATGTTATTGGTGCTTACGTTCCTACTAAAGAAATGGGTGGTGGTAGTGGTCTTAAGTACGCCGCTTCTACTATCATATATCTCAGCAAGAAAAAAGAGAAAGATGGAACAGAAGTCGTTGGAAACATTATCAAGGCTAAGACTGCTAAATCGCGTTTGAGTAAGGAGAATAAAGATGTTGAAGTACGTCTCTACTATGATGAGAGAGGATTGGACAGATATTATGGGCTCTTGGAACTTGGAGAACTTGGAGGTCTTTGGAAGAACGTTGCAGGACGTTATGAAATCGATGGCAAAAAGATTTATGCCAAACAAATCCTCGCAAATCCGGAGGAATACTTTACTCCACAAGTAATGCAAGCTTTAGATGAAATTGCACAGAAAGAGTTTTGTTATGGATGATTTTATCAAGGTCTATGAAAATGTCCTTGATAGTAACTTGTGTGATACCTTAATTCGTTTATTTGATGTAAGCGGATACAAAGAAATTATCAATAACAAAGGTACACCCAATTTCACCCAATTAAATATCAATCAAAAACATCCAGAAAATATTCAACAACTTTCTATTATCACAAAGAATGTTCTGGATCTTTACAAAAAAGAGTTCTCGGATTACACTAGATGGTATCCTCAGAGACTCTTTTTGGAAGAGTTTCGTATCAAGAAATATCATTCCAGAAGTCATGATCGTTTTGACATTCACGTTGATGTTGAAGATCATGCATCTGCAAGAAGGTATCTAGCTTTCTTATACTATTTGAATGATGATTTTACTGGTGGTGAAACTGAGTTTCCTCATCACAATAAAAAGATTGTTCCTAAAACAGGATCAGTCATGGTGTTTCCTCCAACTTGGCAGTATCCTCATGCAGGATTACGAGTCAACAGAGGAATCAAATATATTATGTCCACTTATTGTCACTACTACTAATGGAAAGGGTTGAAACTACAATTCTCAGGAGCCTTGCTTTTAATGAAGAATACTCTCGTAAAGTTCTACCATTCATTAGAACCGAATATTTTACTGACTACACTGAGAAAGTAGTTTTTGAAGAAATTTGTAACTTTATTTTCAAGTACAATAAGTTACCTACTAAGGAAATTCTTCATATTGAAGTTGAGAATCGTACTGATCTTAATGAAAGTACTTATGCAGAAGTAACTCAGTATGTTTTTGGTCTAGATGATTCTCTACTAGATATTACTTGGTTGTGTGATACTACTGAAAAGTGGTGTCGTGATAAAGCCATCTATCTTGCATTGATGGAATCCATTGCTATTGTTGATGGTAAGGATTCTAAAAAGACAAAGGATGCAATTCCTTCAATTCTTTCTGATGCACTTGCTGTCAGTTTTGACAGAAATGTAGGTCACGATTATCTTCAGGATTATGAAGAACGATATGAGTTCTATCACCAGACCGAAGAGAAGATTCCTTTTGATTTGGAATTCTTCAACAAGGTTACAAAAGGTGGTCTTCCTAATAAAACTCTCAACATTGCTCTTGCAGGCACTGGTGTGGGTAAATCACTTTTTATGTGTCACTTTGCTTCTTCTGTTCTTCTTCGTGGTAAGAATGTCCTTTATATTACCATGGAGATGGCTGAAGAAAGGATTGCAGAAAGGATTGACTCTAATCTTCTGAATGTAAATATTCAGGAGATTGAAAAACTTCCTCGTCAGATGTTTGAGAATAAAGTAACAAATATTGCGAAGAAGACTCAAGGAACTCTTATAATTAAAGAGTATCCTACGGCGAGTGCTCATAGTGGACACTTTAAGTCACTTCTTAATGAACTTGCACTTAAGAAGTCATTTAAGCCTGATATTATTTTCATTGATTACCTTAATATTTGTGCTTCCTCTCGGTATAAGGGAAATCTCTCTGTCAATTCTTATTCATATATCAAAGCTATTGCTGAGGAACTTAGAGGACTCGCAGTGGAATTCAACGTACCAATCGTATCTGCTACTCAAACCACTCGTAGCGGTTATGGTAGTAGCGATGTTGAACTTACTGATACTTCTGAGTCCTTTGGTCTCCCTGCTACTGCTGATCTTATGTTTGCCCTTATTTCTACAGAAGAACTTGAAGAGTTGGGACAGATCATGGTAAAACAATTGAAGAATCGTTATAACGATCCTACTATCAACAAACGATTTGTTGTTGGCATTGATCGTGCAAAGATGCGTCTCTATGATTGTGAACAGAGTGCTCAAGCTGACATACTTGACTCTGGACAAGATGAGGAGTATACTTATGAGGAAAAGAAAACTGGACCTAAAAAATCATTTGAGGGATTTAAATTCTGATGACTAAATCTGTTGACTTTAAAAAATACACACAATTTGTAGATGCAGTAACTTCCGATGCATCTACTGATTTTCTTTCTCTTTCTAATCGTCTTGTAGAACTGGATGAGAAAGGTGCAAATATTGAACGACTTCTGACTGCTGGTGTTGGTATCAATGCCGAAGGCGGTGAGTTTCTTGAAATTATCAAGAAAATGATTTTCCAAGGTAAACCATTTAATGAAGATAATCGTCATCACATGATTATTGAACTTGGAGACATCATGTGGTATGTTGCACAAGCTTGTATGGCTCTTGGAATTACCATTGATGAAGTCATTGCAGGAAATGTAACTAAACTTGAAAAGCGTTATCCTGGTGGATCTTTCGATGTTTATTACTCCGAGAATCGTGCGGAGGATGATCTGTGAAAGAGAAAGTAGTTCTTGAAATGACCTTTGAGGAATCAAGTGATGTTCTCATGGCTTTGATTGCATCTCAACAGGGTTATGCTGAGGGTTCTACAGAACCAAAACGAATCTCCAATATTCGTGAAGTTCTTTTGAATCTTGATGAGGCAATGGAAAACTATATTGCTAACAAATAATTTCAAACCCTTCCATAAATATGTGGAAGGGTTTTTTTTGGTACTTATGGCTGGAGTTTTAGCTGAAAGACAGGAAACGGGGGTTGTAGATGCTGTTAATACGCATTACCAAAATTTTGGGAAACCCATTAATGTTGTTGCCGGATCAGTTACCATTAGTGATATAATTTCCGCAGAGAAATTTGGAGGAAGATCTACTGCAGGAACAGAACCATATACCGATGTAATTCTTACAGCAAGAAATGGGAAAAAATATAATATATCAAATAAAGGAACTAGTGCTCCTAGTATTGCAGGTGGTGGACTAAAAGGATTGGATTTGATCATTCCCGGATTTAGTAATAGATTTTTAGAAGCTGCATTGAGAAGATACCAGGACTTGGGATATACTGAAGGATCTCAAATACCAGATATGTATGGCAGAGTTAGTGATGATTTGAAGGAAACAATAGTAGTTGGTAATGCAAGTATGGGTGGACCCATTGATTACATGTATATTGGTCCTATGGATGTTAGATTTACAACTTCAGGAAAAGTTGTTAGACTAAACGGACATTTTCATGATGCAAAAAGATATGCAGATACTCATGATCTTTTCTTGAGGTTGAGAAAAAGGAGAAATGATCAACCATTTACTTTGGAAAGAGATTCTAAAGGTGTGCCATTCATTTTAGGCAAGTCTCCTTCAGC